ACAAATATGCTGACCGCCATAAAATCCAACCGACACATCGCTGGCAATTCCCGAACGAACCGAGTTGATAAAATCATCCGAGGTCTGATAGGTCGCATCATTAAATTTCAATCCGCGAATTGTGAAAAAGTCAGCAATGACCTTAATAGTTTCTCCTTCTTCAACGATCACCCCGGTTAATGACCGGCCCATTGGCAAGCGACGGTTATTGTGAGAGTCCTGAAAACTCACCCCCGCCGTTGCATCATTGGCGTAGTTTTCCAAGGTCGAACGCGACATCTTTGTAAAGTAAGTATCGAGGCTATTGTTTGAAATCTCTGCAGACCAGAAAAAAGGCTGCAGGTCATCAAATACAGTCTCGTCTTTCGCGTGTTGTGCCTTTGCTAGATTCAGCAAATCAGCAGTTGGCGCACGTTTCAGCACTTTCGCGGGTGCATTAAATCGTAATTCGCTCATAGCGGTTTTCTCTCTTTATTCGGCATTGGGCGCTGAATGCGCGGGTCAGATGGTGGCTTGCCTTTGCGCTTCTTGCACTTCTCACAATACTCACCCTCAACAATGTCCCTGCCACAGCGTTTGCATTTCAGGTCTTCCATAATTAACCAAGCGTAACGTTGACACTGTTGGTCACATGCCATTTGCCGCCATAAGCAAGCAGCATAATGTTGTCACCTCTTGCACCGCCGAACGTGGCGACATCAGCGCCCGCACCACCCGCATTAAACCCGCTCCCTGCGGCATTGCTGACTGTGTGGGCGTGTGCCGTGGATGCGATAATCAAAAGTTCACACCCGTCATCAGTAACGTTCGTAGGGTCGGCAAGCGTCAGAGCACACACCCCGGCTTTCGTAATAACCACCGCGCCATTCTTGACAGCGATTGCGCCATCGGCAGCAGCAGCGGTCACTTTCCGGCCAACTCCAATACCGCGCACGTCTTTGTTGGAATCAAGAACCACGGCCTTACTTGCCGTTGCGGTTCCTGCCACCACGTCATCAATAGTTTCGAGTTCCGATTCGACAACATCAGCAGAACCCGCCTCTATACCGCCCGGTGAAACCAAGTCATCAACATTCGTTTTCCCCATCTCAAAAGCTCCTTAAATTAAGCTACTGCAATTTCAGTTTTTCTAAATTCATAATGGCACCGGCAACGGCTCATACATTGCCTTGAACCAATCGGCGTCAACGTTCCAATTGCTACCCACCCTTGAGCCGTAGCCCCTACACAGCCATCGCAGTGGTCCGCATTTCCAAGAATATTTCTCTCTTCATCCATTCCAGCACTCTGCATCCTTGCTCTTTCGGCAGCGGTATAGGTAGAAAATCCGGCAGATGCGTAACTACCAGCCCTGGTAACAAACTCGTCGGTTAAACTCGAACCCTCTGGCATATTGTCAAGAAGGGAAGCGAAGCGGTTCAGGTAGCCAAACTCACGCCGCAAAATCCCGCCCACTTGCGCCCACGCGCTTGCATCCATCTGAGCCTTCCCGCCGTTGGCTATCATCGCTAAACTTCGGTGCATATTTTTCAACTCTTCGCCGCTGCGGATAACCCACTCCGCATTGTTGATCTTGTTCGACTGGCGGAGTCGGGCAATGCTTTCTAAATTCTGCCTGGCCTTTTCAACCGTTTCTTCAACCCATCCGCGAATCCTATCCGAGCTAACGGATGTGCCTGTTGCCGAGTAAAGGTATCTGCCTTGTGAAACGCTCCATTGATACTTACTCAAAGCAAATCTCCTGCGGGGTCTAGCGCTTCAGGTAGTGGTGGTTGCGATGTTGGTCGCTTTGTCAATTCTCCGCATCTCCGGCATTCATAAACTCGATAATCAAAATGATGGCAAACCAACTTCCACCAATGCCCGTGATAGCCTAAGCCAAGAAAAACCCGTTTCAGCCATCGCATCACTTCGCTTCTTTCATCTCAACCGTTGGAAACTCATAAGCCTTTTTGTAGTTCTCGCAGGTTGTGATTAGGCAGAAGTAAACCTTGCCGTCATCCCAAAGCGGCTTCTCACATTTTGGGCAGAAGATTTGTTTTGGTTGAAACTTAGCCTTCATGTTAAAATCCTACCTATGAATTCCACCCTTGATCGTAATCCCGATGGCACAATCAAGATTTATAACTGGGAAGATTTGCCGCCCGTACTTAAAAACGATTATGAGCAATTGAAACATTTGAAATTCATCTTAGGCTCCTATGTTTCCAGTGGTGAAAATCACGGCTACATTCAACCCGTATCCACAAGACACGCCGAAGGCTTACCCCATCAGCTACTTGAGGAATTCGTTACACAAAAAATGCTTGCACTGATGAATCCTTAAACTCATCACATCACCACCTCCGGCTCAATTAAATCTCTCGCTTCACTTGGCGCGTTGGCTCGGTACCAGTCCACAGCGGCATCCTGCTCTGTTTCTGTTGGCTGATTGTCAGCCGTGAATAGAAGTGTCTGAGACTCAATGGAGCGTTTGTTCCGGTTGCTGCCAGGGTCCACAGCATTGGCATCGCCGGTATTGATAGCGGGATTCGTTGCAACCTTCCTTGGCGCTGGCACATCGGCCTTGGGCTTTCTCAGTGCCATCATCGCCGCTTCATCCTGCGAAACATAGCCCCGGTCATAAGCAAGGGAAGCATTGTCTAGGTTAAGGCGTTGAACTTGAGCATCACGTAACAATTCTGCTGCTCTGAGTTCAGCGAATCTGAATTCCACTCTCGCATTGATGCCTTGAACCCGTAGTGCAATCGTCAGCATCTTTTCCAAAAGCGTTTCCGTTAGGTGCTGAATACTCTTTATCCCCGCAACGTGGATTTCCCATTGTCGATTTGCATTGGCCTCACTCACGCCATCGGTGGTTGCAAAAAGCAACGGCATGGATTTCAGGGCACGGACTGACATTCTTTCCAACCCTTTGATTAACCCATCAATCCCGCCCAACGAATCGGCATCTACTGCACCCACGGGCTTATTGACCGTCACCGCATCAAAATGCACATAGGCATCATCGGGTTGAAGGTCGGCATAGAGATTGTTGATTTGGTTAAAAGTGGCAGTAAACCATGCCTCGACTTCTACGGAATTCCCCACGATATTCGCTGGCATGAGTTGCTTTAATTTCTCAACATCAATTGATAAATCAATTCTTGGGTAGCCTTGCTGTGCAACCACGCGCCGTAGATCATGCAATAGCCCGATTAAAAAGATTGCGCAAAATATGGCGGGCGCGACCATCGGACGGCCTTGGGGTTTTCCCGGCAGCGGGTCGATGGGAATATAACAAATCGTCTCTCTGTCAAACTTAACAAACCTGCCATTTTGCCATTGCCCCATTTCATAGACTTGACCGCGCTCATCCTCTTCAACCAACCTGAACCGCATCGTTGTAGGGTCAACAACGGCAAGATCAAGCGGGAGTCTGCCGTCTTTGTTCAAAACCAACTCTGCCAGCAGTCCACCGCGAAGAAAGCCTGATAAAAACAGTGTGCCGATTACTATGTCTGCAGGAACATTGTTTAATGAATCGTAAACGCCGTGCAGAGAGCTTAGAAAACCATCAACCGCCGCTTGTCCCTTTTTCTCCACTGTCTCACTGTTCGGCTTAAAAACCTTCACGCCCCAACCAGGATTGCAGAAGCGTTGGAAGTCCCAGATTGCGCGGGAAACATCAGGGGAAAGATCGGAAAGTAATTCAACAAGTTTATTGAAAGGGAGTCGGTTTAAGGTGTTTGAATCAAGCCCATAATTGCGCCAATACTCATCCGAGCTTATCGGCGTAAGAATACTCAAGGCTGATTTGTATAGATTGGTTTCGCTATCTACGCTGACTCGGCCACCGGCCATTGCGCGGGATGAAACAGGTGTTTGTGGGGACGGCGGGGCAGACGGTGCGGATTTTCTGCCCCAAGTTGTTGGATTGTACCAAGTCATCTTGAATCAAAAGGATGTGAAATCTTTGTTTCAAGTGTATCTTGGGAGGGGAATTATGGAATTATCAAGAAGAGAATAGTTAGGCCAATACAATCAGTGTCGAAACGTGACTATCAGTGAACTTTAGTGAACATTTGCTTTTGCATCTTTAAGAAACTGAGACACGGGAATGCGATAACTACCCTTGACGGTTTCAAGGTATTTAATCTCGCCACTCTTTAACTTGCGGTAAATCGTGCGTACTGATTTATAGTTAAGAGCCGCCGCTGCTTCTTTCGGTGTTAGGTATTTTTCTCCCACGTAATCATCACCTCCGCTCACTAAGGATTTTGCCACGCTCTATATACAATTTGATTTGTCGTATCCAGTCCTAACTCGTTGAAATATTTCCGACAAAGCAAACGCAAAGCAAAAATAGGGTCTTTATGTTCAGCCATGCATCCCCAGTTATTATTTCTAATTTGAAGAGCGAAGATATTTGTTAAGGGATAATATTCGATATGAATTCTCCAAACAGTGTCGCTCCTGATTTCAAGATGCTTTCTATTGCTCTGATATAGAAATTCAAGAGTAGTTTTAACGAAGTCATTTTCATAAAAAGCATTCAACTTGTCTTGAATAGCATCATCCATCTTCTTTACTTTTGACGACTCGGAGAGCAACAAGTTTTGATGTCGTTCAATGTGGCAATCGGGATGATGCTCAAGCGAATAGTGCTCTGGCTTCCACTCTAATTTTGAACATTCACAAGGTTGATTAGCCATTACTTGCCCCCTTTTTCATTTCTTCTTATTCCATCCTGGTGTTGCCGATTGCATCAGGCCGATGCCGAGGGTTTGTTCGCTAAATAGATGGTCGCCTGCAACAGCTAATACAAAGCCATCTCCATCATCGGGCGAACGCTTGATACGCTTCCTGAATTTGTCCTTTTCTTCTAACTTCTTAACAAAATATCCACCTTTATTTCGCGGCTCACATTCACGCTCACACAAATCAATCTCTAAAGTATCGGGTGGGTTGATAATCGCCAAACTCTTCAGGCTCTCCGCAACATCAGCGGTCAATTCAGTGATGGCATCATAATAAGCTTTTTCATCCTGTGGGCTACCACCGAAAGCGACTTCCAAAACCACAAACCGCTTGAATGCTTTTATTAATTCGTCATCTCGCTTGAGTAAATCAATCACGCCTGCACCAAAACCGCCACCAGCATCAACGCGAATTTCAAGATCGATCACACCCTTTTCTGCCAATGCCAAAGCTTCACTTTTCACAATCAAGTAGTATTCAATTTGGTCAAGCTTGCCAATCGCTTTGTTTCGCCAAACACGGCCATTCCAGCACGTATAGAGCGTTCCCTTGTCCAATCCCCAACGAGCACAATCTAGGCCCATCCTAGCTTTCTGTGGATGCCTCTTGACAGGTTTCCTCTTAACCGCTGCCTCATATCGCCCTGGTGAAATTAGAGATCGTTCAGTAATGCCAGAGGAAGGAACACCAAAAACCTGTGACAGAAAATCATCGTCAGGCTGGTAAATTTGCCCCGGCTTCCAAGGAATCTCAAACGTATAAAAGTCTTCATTATGAGAATCAACCTTGGTACATTTGCGCTCAACCAAAGCCTCAATTGAATGACGAGTAACAGCATTGGGGATTTCCTCATACCCCTTAACCACATTCGGATGATTCATTGCCGACATCCGAAAACTAATCACATTCGGCTGATTCGCTTCTTTGTGGAATTTGCTTATCGTTGTTCGCGGATTGCCAATCATCAGGACGATTGAAATGCCACCGCTGGTTAGATTATCCAACGCATCAAAAACGTAATCCTGCACCCCTTCCGCCTCATCAATAACGGCTAAAAAAAAGGGTGGGTGCTGCCCGTGGATTCGGTCTTTCCCGCTGCCCATATCGTTACTTGTGGCTATTGCCTGTGCGAAATGGTCAGGATTCGCGGCATCTTTTATCAAGCAACTATCCATCACCGAATGCGGCAATCGCCCTTTCTGCCTATCGGTCTTTATCTCTTTCCAGAGCGTGCGCTTCATATGGTCAAAGACTGGCGCGAAAGTGTAGACAACTGAACTATCAAAGCAATCAAAAAACCAGCTAATTACACCACTGCTGATTTTGCTTTTGCCGACATTGCCGCCGCTCTCAACCCTGATACGGTTCCTTATCGGCTCATCGGGTGAGTAGTATTGCAA